ACCCGCTTGACGGCTTCAGCCTGCCACCGTTTGCCGATCACATGGTGAGCCTTCTCCAGACGCTTGCGGGCCTGTTTTTTCAGCTTGCCCAGGTCCTTGGCGAGTTTGTTCAAATCCTTGGAAAACTGGCGAGAGAGATTAACTTTCATCAGTTACTCCCCGGCAAGCGTTTCAAATAGGCGGTCAGGTGATTCTGAAATCCCGACCGATCTACCACCAACTTCACCAGAAATACCGTCGCAGGACTGGCGGGTTTGGTCATCACGATACGGTCCCGCTGATCATCGACCCCTCGCGGGCGAATATCCTGACCAGGCAAAAAGAACCCCACAGCATCGTACTCCAACCCCTGACCTGCAGGAGTTGGCTTGACCGTCCCGCTCTTTTCCTGCACCAGACACCGCACCCCGGTGGCCAGATCAGCCCAGTTGTCTACCAGCACACCATCGGTATTCCCTGGCGTGTTTCGCTGGATTGTGCAGCGGTGAACCATTAACGACTTGGCACTCATAGGGCCACCTTGCGGTACCGTCCGAGGATCGACCGCAGCGTCATCATCTCCAGTCCACCCACCGAGGCGTTGCTCAGCAGGTTGTAGGAATACTCCCCGAACGTCTCCCCGCCCACCGGACCGGCCATTCCCTTTTCCGCCATTTTGTAAACCTGCCCGGCCAGCAGGTGAGCAGCCAGTTCCAGGTCTTTGGGGATTGCTGTATAGCCGGCGGTGTAGGTTACTTTGATGTTGCCCCGGCCAACCGGCCAGGTTGCCGGTGCCTGGAAATCAATACTCCCCAGTGCCAGCAGGATGCCTGCATTCTCCTCGGATTCATCCACCCGCCTGATGGCAAAATCAGTTCCCTGAGTCCAAGCTGTGTCACTCTCGAACGGACTGCTGCCCTGTCCGTAATAACCATCCCCGTCCACATAGAGCGACGTCACCGCGGTAACCGGCGTGCGATCCAGGATCAGCACCTCTCGACCAGTGCCGTCGTAATACTCCGTGGCGGAAGCGCTGGCGAAAGAGGGCCGGCCGGTATAACTGAAGATCACCGCTTCTATCTCGTTCAGCAACTGCGTGAGCAGTACATCCTCACTGGTGTCAGTGATGTCGAGGTGAGTTTTTAGATTGTCCAGTGTGGTGATTTCCGGCATTTCTCAAACCTGAAAAAACCCGGCCCCGGAACTAACCGGGACCGGGCCGCGAAGTCCCTGGCAAGAGACTGGATCAGTAGGACCGTTTGCTGCCCAGCACGTTTGCACCCACGTCCACAGCGGGTGAAGTCCCCGCCACAAACGCCGGAGTGGCAACGCAACGAACATATCGCTGGCTACGGTTCGCAGCCCGGACAAAGCCCTGCTGCTTGTCACCGTTCAAAACCAGTGTGCTTTGGCCGTTGATGTCAGCCCAACCGGTGGAACCGTCTGCCGATTCCTGCAGTTTACAGGTGACCGTGTAACTGTCAGGAGTCCCGGTGGCGGAAGCACTGGAGAAGAAGCCGTGAACCGGCCCCTCCTGAGACAGGCAATCAATTGCGTCACCGTTGGAGGCAGTGCTGCCGGAGAGGTTAGTACCTGGCTCAATCGAGACGTCCCCGTCCAGATTATTCACCAGGTCGTAAAGTCGATTCTGAGTCATTGGGTATCTCCGTTGGAGAGAGTAAATCTGGGTGAATAATGACCGCTCCGGGGGATTTCTCCCTCTCACTACCCCGGGGCGGTCAAGCGGGTATTTCAGTGTCAGGCAGGCAGGTCCATGTCGAGCTTGTCGGCGATGACAAACGCGTCTTCGTACCGCAGGCCGATGTCCGCGTGTTGGATAGCTCGCAGCTTGCTCTGATCCTGGGCGAAGGTGGTGTCGCCCTGGGTAGCCGTGGCGAACTCCAGGACGCCCACGCGAGCAATGAACAGGTGCCGGAAGATGCCCCCCAACACATAGCTCAGATCGCTGCTGGAACCCTTCTCGCGGGTGTTGCTCACCTGGGAAGATTTCACCACTGGGTGACCATCCAGGCGAGTCGCCTGACCGTTGCTGATGTCAGCCCGGTTGACGTCAAACAGCCAGCCGCCAGCACCATCGTCGGCAGCGTAGCCTGATCCGGTTCGGCGGGTGCGGATATTCTTCCACATTTTGCCCCGCATGCACCAGTTCAAGCCGTCCCGTTCCGGGTCGTGATTCACCTCTTCCAGATCAGCGATCATGGACGCCGGAGTATCCGGATTGAACGTGTTGCCGTCAGTCGCCAGCGTCAGACTGCTGGTGTGGTTGATGATTCCGGAATGGTTGAGAATCCCTTTCGGCTGAGTGCCACCGGTTCCCTGGAGTCCAGCCAGGTCAATCAGCAGTGCGAGCACCCGGGCGATGTCAGCCCGAATGAACGCTTCCACGTCCGAGGTGCCGAAACGAATCAGTTCATTCGGGATGGTGACGAGAGCCGCACATTTCTTCGCCCGCAACTCCAGGCGACCGGTGGTCTGCTCGCTGCCGGTGATCGCTTCCTCTTCGCCTACCCAGTAACCAGTGGCTGATCCGGTCTGCTTCCCGAAATCCAGGTGGCCGTTGGGAGGCAGTGTCACCTGAGTCGCACCCACACGAGTGAGCAATTCCTGATTCCGAATCAGGGTGATCATTTCACCCATCGGCCCGGCGTCAGTGAAGATACCCAGGGCGGAATCATCGAACATTGACAGGGCCTGCTGAATCAGGTTCTGCTGGATGTCCGCCTTCGCCGCCTGGTGCCGTATGCCATCCGGGGTAGCCCCCGCCATACCGGAACCGAGGAACTGCTGGAAGTCGCCGAACTCCTCATCAAGACTCTGACGGATTTCGTCTGCGATCATTCCGGAGCCGAGCGGAACCATGACCGGTTCGCTGATGCCCGTCCGCACGCCCGCTTTCTGCAGACCCTGGCGGGAATAGAACTCATCGAGTTGGCGAGATATTTCCATCTCATGTTTGCAGTTGTCAGCGCTGAATCCCTGAGCACCCTGAGCATGACCGACGATCCGGTAATACTGGTAGCCCCGGGAGTTCATGACATCCTCACCCTTACGGGCAAAGGGGGCACCACCAAACAGGCGATCTCGCTGCTCCTGATGAGCCTGGGAGATTTTGCCCAGCTCATCAACCCGTCCGGTGAGTTGAGCCTGCTTTTCGGTGACCGGCTTCAGCCCCTCATCGAGCTTCTGCTGAACAGCGGAAAGCAGGGAGTCCACCGCCTTATCGTCCAGCAGCGTGCCGGACTGGGTCTTCTTGCCGCCATCACCGCCCTGTTCGGGCGGGTCCACAGTGGCCGTGCCAGTTCCACCACCGGCACCACCATCGTCACCATGTTCTGCCATCAGGCGAAACTTAAACAACATCAGACGCTCCTCATTCGGGAATGGGGAAGCGTCTGCGTGTCAGATGGCTTCAGGTTCAGTTAATCAATTAGCACCGGTGGGAATCGAACCCACGGCCTCCAGGTTATGAGCCTGGCGAGCTACCGCTGCTCCACGGTGCGATCTATTCAAATCAGCTTGTGCTGCTTCTTCTCATCCACTTCAATCCAGCTTAGGATGCCATCACGGCACTTCACAGTAATTACCCGTTGCCCGAATTTATCGGCCATTAGCTCCTCCAGCACCTGAGCAAAGATGCGTTGTGCTTCGGCAGCCGCTTGTTCCTTCGTTTTCGCCAAGTCAGTTCTCCAGAAATTCTCGAAAGGCGTTGTGAGTTTTTAATCGGTCACCCAGCAGTTGTTTATTCTGACCCTGGAGGTCTTTGGTGATGTGAGTTTTTTGCTGGCTGGCTCTGACAGTAGTTTCGTCTCAGGAAGGGTGTCAGAATTCTGACACCCTTGTTTTGGATTGGCTTCCCCGCTCAGAGACTGAATATCCACTGAGGGTGTCCAGATTTTCTTTTCCTCCGCGTAGGAGGTGAGCGACTGTACCAGCGTGGGTGTCACCCTCGCCCCGTTCAACCCGCCGTGGTCCAGAACCTGTCGCACCGATCCGGGGTCTGCCCCTCGGGCCACAATGGACCACTCCACCAGTAGCCATTCGACGAAATCCATGCCGCCCATGAACTGCGACACATCCACCACTCCATCCTTGAGCTTCTGTTTCTTCGGAGTGAACCGCATCAGTTTGGTGGCCCGAAATCCGATGGATGCCATGCCGATGATTCCCTCGTCGACCATGGCAAAGACCAGTTCGGCTTCGGGGTTCGCCTGACTGAAGTACACCGTCCCCTTCATCTGGGTTTTCTGCTGGCTCACGGTGTATTCCCCAGCGGGGGACCGGGAAACACCAATCGGGTAGGGGGAGTGCCGGCCATGCTCAAACAGCACAATCGGGGCTGTCATGTGATGGGTTAGATTGGCACCCCTGCCGAACTCGCTCTCCCCAATCTGAACCTTGTTGCCGTGCAGGTTGGCCTCGGCCTTGCGAGTCACCAGGATGAAACTGGCAGACATCGCGCTGCCATCCACGGACTGACGCACACAGCCGGGGTCAATGGCCTGTTCCATCAGGTCCACGGATTCCGGGGAATCGCTTTCGTATTCGTCCACAAATTCAGCAGGGGTGGTTTCGCTCATTTCTTGCTCTTGGTGGAAGAGGATTTGGAACCGCTGGAACTGCCTGAGTTGCCACCGCCATCCGATCCCTCGTTCGCACTCCCGGAACCCGAGCCTTCGTCGGCTTCAGGTTTCTCGCTGGCATTAACCTGGGCGATCTCCACCAGTTTGAAGTCAACCAGTTTTTCCTCCTGCGGCATCACCTGCTCAGTCACTCCCGCGATGATCTGCTTGATAT